TTGAAATTTATGATAAGACTATTGAAAATAATGTAAATGAAGTATGGTTTAAAAATATTGGAAAAACTACTACAAATGATAAATTACAATTTGTAATACCTATTAATGACGATAATGGTTTAATTATGTCTTCTTATAATGAAAATATATCTACAAGAGAGAACTATTGGTATAAATTATATAAAAAAAATGAAAATAATATGAGAGAAATATTGCGTAAAAAATTAAGCACTATTTTTAATATAGATGTTCCGAAAAGTAAATACATGAAAATACATTATTGGCATATGGGTGTAGCTTGTTGGAAAAAAAATATTGATTCTTATTATATCTCTCAAAAAATACTTAATTTAATGCCCAATTTTTATATTTGTGGAGAGAATTATTCGAATTATCAAGCTTGGTGTGAAGGGGCTTTAATATCATCAAATGAAGTATTAGAAAAAATAGATTGTATAATGAAAAATGATAAAAAACTTTTAAATATAAAAAATAAAACAAAAAAAAGAAAAACGAGTATTATTGTATAAACTTTTTTATTAATAATATTATTATTTATTAATATATTATTAATATAATGATTAATAAATATTTACCAAAATTAAGAATATTATCAAAAGAAAACAAAAAACATATTTATAAATTATATGATCCACAATATAAACGAATTTTAGCAATTGAAGAAGGTATTAATCAAGAAAATAATAAAACACACAAAAAAAAAAGGGATGCTGCTAAAATGAAAAAAGCAAGATTTAATGTACTTCGTTTGTATCGCAAAAATAAAGACAAAAAGGGTTGTAAAAATTTTACCAAAGATATGATTTATATGGATAAAAAATATAATCTGGGAAAAACTAAGAAAATATGTGGAGGTGCGGTCAAGTCCCCCCATAAAAAACCACAATTTCTCTATAATCCTGATGATCCAAAACGTTCATTTGATGTTTATATAGATAAAGATCCAAGCGACACTATAAATATTAAATATTCTAATGTTAATGATATAAAAAAAACTATTAAAAAATTAGAAAATTTATATAAAACCAAAAAATATCCACATAAACGTATATGGCAAGTCGGTATGATTATGAAAGTACGTATGGAAGCTATGTTAAAACATAAAAAAACACGTTACAAAAAAGCAAAAAATGTGAGAGAACGTTATAATTTAACAAAAAAATATTTTAAATTTTTAGGTAAACGAAGTAAAGCAAAAACATTTAAGGAAAGAAAGCAAATGATATTTCCATATTAAATTTCGTAATTTTTTAATTATAGTATTTGATATTATGATTTAATTTACAATTTTTTTATTTTTAAAATATAAATTATGAGAGATTGCGGTAAAACTGGAAAAAAAGCAAAAAAATGTAAAAGAAAAGATGGCAAAATATTTCACCTTCCAAGACGTTTTACTAAAAAAAGATGTTCAAAAAAAATACGCGGTTTTACTATGCGTTCTTCTTGTGCTCCATATAAATATTGTAAAAAATAAAAATATTTAAATTTTACACCATTAGACATTTAAAAAGCCTATTTCTTTTAAATTGATTATATTTTTTATAATATATTTTAATTATCAAACAAACATATGCTTTCAATTCAAGAAATAAGAGATAAATATGGATATATGTCTTCCTTTGCATTATGGAAAAAAATAGATGAGACAAAAAAACCAAAATATGGCGTAGGAGATATAGAACATTTTGAAAATCTTGAAGAAAAAGATATTAATAGAAATATTATTTTAGTAGGTTTAAATATTTCGGGAAAAGGTTTTATAGATAATCCATTTGAAAATTTTCATAATAGTAAATCTACATCTCAAGATTACAAAATTAGATTTGCTATTCAAGATACGATATTTAGTGGGGCATATATGACCGATATTATTAAAGACCATGAAGAAGTTATGTCAGGCAAAGTAATGAAATATCTTAATGAAAATCCAAATATTAAAAAAGAAAATATAGAATCATTTGAAGTAGAATTAAAAGATATAAGAGCAAGTAATCCTATAATAATAGCTTTTGGAAATGATAGTTTCAAAATTTTAAGCGAATTAAAAAATAAATATAGAATATTCAAAGTTCCACATTATTCCTCATGTATTTCAAAAGAAAAATTAAAAGAAGAGTTTAATAATATATCAAAAATTATATAATTTTATGTAATTAATTTTGTAATAAATGCTCTTCCATATTCATAGCCCAAAATCCTATTGTTTCTTTCATATTATCAATAATATTTCCATCGACCAGTTCTTCACAAAATTCATTATCTGAATAATAATCAAATATTTCTAAGTAAAACATAAATAATTTTTTTTTAATTAATAAATCAAAATTTAATTCTTCAGTAATTTCATCTTTTAATAAAAGTATATTATCGCGAATTGCTAATTCATTAACATATGAAGTTATATTATTATCAGCCATAAAATTATATAATTCAGGTTCTACATCATTAATACTTCGATTTATATATTTAATAGAACTATATAGAGAGTGTAGTTGTTTATTAAGAATATTTTTAGAATTTTTTGTATTTATATAATAAATTGTTTCTTGTAAATCTTTCGGTAAATCATAAAAATAATTATTTATCATCTTATAAGTATTTAATTATACAATGTAAATAAATTCTTATTTCAATTTTAAAAGAAATTGGCTTTTTAAATGTCTAATGGTGTAAAATATTTCATTTCACCATAAATAAATATGACTTAATATTTTCGCATTATAATAACCATTTGCTTTAGCTTTTTCTAATTTAATTGCTTCGTTACGTTTTTTTGTTCCCGAATGACGTGAGTAATAATTTTGCATACGACGACGTGTATTATGGTTTTTATATGCATATAATTTTAATGGTGTGCGATCTTTATATTGTGGATAATCTAATGCACCAAAATGTATTTGTCTTATTTTTTTTGTTTTTTTATTTTTTATAAAAGCAGTATATTTTTTTCCTTTTATTTTACTTCTCTCAAATTTTAATATTTTTTCTTTCATTAATATTAAAACATATTTTAAATAACTTTACAATTATATTATTATTTATATATAATAATATATAATGAATGTTCCTATTAAATATTTACCAAAACGTCTTACAAAAAAAGACAAGATTAAACAAGCAAAACAATTAAGAAAATCTCGTAATGCTTATAAAAAAGGAATTTATATACATAGAAAACCTTTAGCATCATATAAAAATAAAAAATCACAACATTTAGTTAATGCCGAGAAAATATATAAAGTAAAAAATATTGCCGTTAATAAAGAATTGGCTAAAAAAACAGGATGTTCTATTAATGCTCTTAATAAAATTGTAAAGAAAGGTCAAGGTGCATATTATTCATCTGGTTCTAGACCAAATCAAACAGCTCATAGTTGGGGAATTGCTCGTTTAGCTAGTTCTATTAGTGGTGGAAAAGCAGCAGCAGTAGATTATAATATATTAGAAGAAGGTTGTATGAATGATTCAAAAGCACTTAAATTAGCTAAAAAATCGCGTATAAAAAATGGTTATGGTACAAGAAAAGTTGCCAAAACAAAAATATAGAAGTTTTTTATTTTTATACAATTATAATTTATTTATTTGATTAATTATAATTGTATTTGTGTTTATAAATATTTATTTGGCATATTTTCGCCCATATTTCATCCATAATAATACACTAACAGTAAAACCTAATAAAAATCCAGCTACACATTGATCAGGATGTTCTGATAAAAATAATCTTGTTACCATAGGACCAATGAAAAATGTTAATAAAGAATAAAATACCATAATCGCTATTGTTGTAGGACTGCTTAAATGAACCATTTATAATATATATTTATAAAATAAAAATATATATATTTTAAAATTTATATATATTTCAAAATTTATATATGATTAAATAATGTGAATATGTTATAGAAAAATTATGAAGTTATGAAAAATTACCTAGAATACATTAGATCTGCTAAACCAGATTGGAATGTTAATATATTATAACGCTCTTCATAAATATGTAAATTATAATTATATTTGTATATTGATGTTGGTTCTTTAGATGTAGCAATTATTTCACCCGTTTCTGGATCACAAATAGTTGTGAAATTTACATTTACTGGATCTATTGGAGGATTAGAAGTTAAATCAAATTCAAACTCCACATTTTTAAATTTATTAGTATTAAAAGCACCACTAGGTTGATATTTATATGGATCACTATTTAAGCCAAAATTATAATGATATAACCCGTCTTTAGAATTACCAGATGTCCTTGTATATTTTTCTACTTTACTATATACACCTTCTGGAAAATCATCTTCTCTAGTTTTACCATCACAAATTATAGAAAATATATTCAAAATGCTTTTGAAATTTTTTTGTTCAAAATCACTTGGTGAATTGCCAGTAATATAAATATTTTTTGATAAATCTTGTATTTGATACAAATCAGTTTTGCTA